GTGCTGGGATGGTCGGCCAAGGCGGTGGACATCCTGGCGCGGCGCTGCAACCTCGACGGGTTCGTGTGGCCTGACGGCGACCTGGACTCTTTGGGTTATCGCGAGGTGGTCGACGACAACTTCCTGCTGTCGGAGTTCTCGGCGGCCGCGGTGTCGTCACTGATTCACGGTGTGGTGTTCGCGGTGAACACAGTGGGCGGCGATGGCGAGCCGACGTCGCTGATTCACTTCAAGGACGCGTTGAACGCGACGGGCGAGTGGAATGTGCGCAGCCGGCAGCTCGACAATCTGCTGTCGATCACCAGCCGTGATCCCGAGAACGGTAATCCGACGAGCCTGTGCCTGTACCTCGACGGGATGACGATCGTCGGGCAGCGGGATCAGGGCCGGTGGTCGGTGGATGTCACCGAGCACGGCTGGGGTGTTCCTGCCGAGGCGGTGGCGTACCGGCCGCGCGTTGGTCGGCCGATGGGGTCGTCGCGGATTTCACGTGCGGTGATGAGCTTGCACGATCAGGCGTTGCGCACGGTGATCCGCCTGGAGGGCCACATGGATGTCTACAGCTTCCCGGAGCTGTGGATGCTCGGCGCTGACGAGGCGATCTTCAAGAACCCTGACGGGTCGGTGAAGCCGGTCTGGCAGGTGATGTTGGGGCGGATCAAGGGCATCCCCGACGATGACGAGGCCCCGGAGTCGCTGGCACGCGCGGATGTGAAGCAGTTCCCGGCGGCGTCCCCGCAGCCGCATCTGGACGCGCTCAAGCAGCAGGCCCAGTTGTTCTCCGGGGAGACCAGCATCCCGCTCACGTCACTTGGCGTGTCGGACATGTCGAATCCGACGAGCGCTGATTCGTACATCGCGTCGCGTGAGGATCTGATCGCCGAGGCGGAGGGCGCGACGGATGATTGGTCGCCGCCGTTGCGTCGGGCGATGGCTCGGGCGTTGGCGATCGCCAACGGGGAGCGTGAGGTTCCGTCGGAGTGGCAGACGATTGGCACGAAGTGGCGCTCGCCGATCTATCTGTCCCGGGCTGCGCAGGCCGATGCGGGGATGAAGCAGTTGGCGGCTGTGCCGTGGCTGGCCGACACCGAGGTGGGTTTGGAGTTGCTCGGGTTGGATGAGCAGCAGATCGCGCGGGCGTTGGCCGATAAGCGTCGAGCCCAGGCGGCGAGCCTGGTCGAGAAGCTGACGGCCGCGCCTGTGCCGGCGCCGCCGGTGGACGCAACCGAGCAAGCGTTGGCTTCTGGTGGCGCAGGCGGTTTCTGAGTTCCAGTCGCTCCTGGCTGGGTTGGCGGGTGAACTGCAGGACCGGATCGACAGGCTGGTGCCTGTTCTGGTGGAACGCTTGGACCGGTCGGAGCTGTTCGCGTTCATAACTGACGCATTCCCGGAGTTGCTGGGGCCGTTCCTCGCGGCTGCCGATGATCTGACGGCGGTGTGGTACGAGGATCAGAATCCCGACTCGGGGTTCCGCGCCTCACCTGCCGATCTGGCGGCGAAGGAAGCGCTGGAGGTTGTGGCGCGCTGGGCGGTGTCGCAGGACGATCCCGCCGCAGCTTTGGGTGGGGCCGCGACACATCGAACAGCTCTTTCGTCGCGGCGCACGGTCATCGAGAACGCCGCCGCGGAGGGTGTGCGGTGGGCTCGGCACGCGTCGGCCAATGCGTGCGGCTTCTGCCGGCTCCTGGCCATCAAGGGCGCGGTGTACCGGACCGAAGAAGCCGCGACGGCCATGAAACACACCGACACTCAGGGCCATGACCACTGTCATTGCATCGCGGTTCCGGTGCACGGCACCTACGAGCCGGCGGCGTATGTGAAGCAGTGGAAGCGCGATTACGAGGCGGCGCGGGCTGCGGGTGCGAAGACTCCAGGGCAGATCGCGAACGCGATGGACTACATGCCTGGCGGGCGCAGGTACAAGGGCGATGATGCGCCGCCGCACCAGCCTCGCTACCGCACTCCGGTGAAGCCGGTGCCGAAGCCGACCGCTAAGCCGCGCACCGGTGGTGAGAGTGACGCCAAGGTGGCGGCCCGCCTGCTGCCGGGGCTGGAGAAGAGCCTCGCCGACCTGCGCGCCCAAGGTTTGCCCGAGGACTCGCCGCAGATCCAGTACCACCTGGACGCCATCGCGCGGCTGCGCCGCCAGTTGGAAGGCACAAAGAAGACCGCCTGAGTTGCCGGGTCGGCCCCTGCTCGTGGCCCCGGCGGTTCCGCATTCCATGCGGGGGCATCTTCGAGCGGCCTTCTTCGTGGGGCTTGTGCCTGTTCCCCGTCGCGAACACGCAGGCCAGTCAACGCAGCGTGCGTGACCAGCATACGTCCCTGACCGGAAAGCGGTTGGGGTTTACCCGAAATGGGAGATCCGCAATGTCCGAAATCACCGCCGAGGGAGCCGAAACGGCTACCGATCAGTCGAGCGAACAGAAGACCGAGCTGCCCACCGATCACCCCCTGGTGAAGACGTTGGCAGCGCAGAAAGCCGAGATCAAGGACCTGAAGGGCAAAGCTGCCCGGCTGGCCGAGATCGAGGAGGCGCAGAAGTCCGACGCCGAGAAGGCGAACGATCGCATTGCCAAGGCTGAGGCTGAGGCCGCCACTGTGCCGGCCAAGGTCGCTGAAGCCCTCAAGTCGCATCTGATCGTCCTGCACGAGATCGACGCCGAGGACGCCGACCTGTTCCTCACGGCCACCGAGCCTGACCTGCTGCTCAAGCAGGTGACCCGGCTCCTCGGCCAATCCGACAAGCGGAAACGCACGAACCATGCGCCCCGTGAGGGCGAAAACCCCAGTGCCGCAACAAGTGATGAGGCCGCGTTCGCGCGCAGTCTCTTCAGCGGCTAGCCACTAAGGAGAATTGAAATGGCGACTTCACTCGCTACCTCTGCCTTCAGCCTGCCCAAGCATCTCGCTGCCGGGATCTGGTCGAAGGCGTCCACCGGATCGACCATCGCCGCGCTGTCGGGCTCGGAGCCCCAGCAGTTCGGTGAAACCCAGATCATGACCTTCACCACGCGACCCAAGGCGCAGTTCGTCGCTGAGGGCGCGCAGAAGTCGGGCACCGACCCGGGTTTCAGCACCAAGACCGTCGTTCCCCGTAAGGCGCAGGTCACGATGCGGTTCAACGAGGAGGTGCAGTGGGCCGATGAGGATTACCAGCTCGGTGTGCTGTCCCTGCTGTCCGAGGAGATCAGCGCCGCACTGTCGCGGGCCCTGGACCTCGGCGTGTACCACGCGATCAACCCTCTGACCGGTGTCGCACTGTCGGGGTCCCCGGCGAAGATCCTCGACACCACGAACGTGGTGGAGATCCTCGACGGCACCGGCGGGGACGCGAACCTCGGCGCCGACATCGAGGTCGAGACCGCGGCGGGGCTGGTGATCAGCGACGGGTTCGTGCCCAACGGCATCGCGTTGGATCCGTCTTACGCGTGGACGCTGGCCACGGCCCGCTACACCGACGGCCGCAAGAAGTACCCGGACCTCGGGTTCGGCACCAGCATCACCAGCTTCGAGGGCCTCAACGCTTCGGTGTCCTCGACGGTGTCGGCGCCGGAGGCGACCATCACCGATGGCGCGTACGAGTCGAGCAACCCGAACGTCAAGGCCATCCTCGGCGACTTCGCGCAGCTGCGGTGGGGTGTGCAGCGCAACATCCCGGTCGAGAAGATCGTCTACGGCGACCCCGACGGGCTCGGCGACCTCAAGCGCAGCAACCAGATCGCGCTGCGCGGCGAGGTCGTGTTCGGCTGGGCCATCATGGATCTGGGCGCGTTCGCGGTCATCAAGAACGCGACCGACGAGGGTAGCTGATGCCTCGGTATCGCACTGAGTTCGGCGTGGTGGTCAACATTCCGGTGGAGAAGGCGGCGCGGATCAACGGGCTCACCCCTGTCGATCCTGCGCCGCCGGCTCCCCGGCAGGCGCCGGCCAAGAAGGCCGCCACTAAGAGGGCCGCGCCGAAACGCACCAGGGTCTGATCGGTGTCATCGGTTTGGCTCGAACCGTCCCACCTGGCGCCGTTCGCCGACATCCCGGAAGCGAAGGCCGAGGCGATGATCGCTGACGCTCTGGCGATGGCGAAGCTGGTGGCCCCGTGCATCACCGACGAGGACTTCGCGCACCCAGATGCCGCTTTGGCGATCATCCGGGGCGCGATCCTCCGGTGGCACGAGTCCGGGGCCGGTGGTCGGACACAGGTCACCGACACTGTCGGCCCGTTCGCCCATTCGGAGTCCTACCAGCCGCCATCGCGGCGGGCCCTGTACTGGCCGTCGGAGATCGACCAGCTGAAGAAGCTGTGCGCGGATTCGTCGTCGTCCAGCGCTTGGGGGTACAGCACCATCGGTGTGGCCGCACCGTCGCACGCCGACATTTGCGCGGCGAACTTCGGTGCGACGTACTGCTCGTGCGGTGGGATCCTCACCGGCGCGGAACCGTTGTGGGAGAACGACGGTGATTAGTGATCTCGCTGAGACGGTGACCCGCCACCGCGGTGGCGGGCGCGACGAGGACGGGAAGCTCATCACGTCCACTCCGACATCGTTGACAGCGATCGCGGTCGCCCCAGGTGGCGGATCGGATCGGTCGGAGCGGGCACGGGAGGGCGAGGACGTTGCCTACACGGTGTACCTGCCGGCTGGAACCGACCTGACCGGGGATGACGAACTGACGGTTCGCGGTGATCGCTGCCGGATCGTCGTCAACTCCTGGCCGTCGCAGTTGGGTGGTCTCGAAGTGCTCTGCCGAGGGGTCCGCGGTGGCTTTCATCCTGGATCGTGACGGGGGCGCGGAAGTGCTCAAAGAATTGGTTGCGGAGCGGATCAGCGAGCTTGCGTTGCAGATCGGTGAGGCAGCCGACGAGGGCGCGAAGGTCGCCGAGTTCTCCACGATTGATGAGCGTGTGACAGACCGGTTCGTCGCCACGGTCACGGTGCCCGCCGAGAGGCAGGCCCGCGACGGGGTGCTCACCCGCGCGGCAGCGGCAGCCGGTTTGGAAGTGCGGCTCAAGTGACCGAGCCGGTTGATGTCGCCAAGCTGGTCAAGGACTGGCTGAAAGCCGACCTCGCAACCAGCTTCCCTGAGTTGTCGGTGCGGCTGGAACTCCCCGCCCGATGGTCGGCGCTCAACGGATCCGACCCGGTGCTGCTCGTCGCCGACGACGGCGGCCCGATGGGCATGTGGCCGGCCGCCACCGCCCCGACGATTCGCGTCACGTCGTGGACAGCGGGCCGCGACACGCAATACGCCTACGCGGCGATGGGCCGGCTTCTGTCGGCGCGGGTACCTGGTATCGCGGCGATCCTGCCCGGCACCGGGTTCCTCGAGGCGCGGGATTCCACGACTGGCGGGGATCTCATGTCGTTCACCGTGCGGACCAGGGTCCGCACTCAGTCAGCCAGTTCGTAACCCCGAAAAAGGAGAACCCTCATGGTTCAAACCATCAATCCCGACGCCACCGTCATCCCCGACAAGGCGGAGGTGTGGCTGGCGCTGAAGTCGGACGTGGCCGACATTGAGACGATGATCCCGGCAACGGTCGACGCTGACCTCGACGCTCTCGGCTGGGAATTCTCCGGCCTGATCGACGACAAGAAGGGCATCCCTATCACGCCCGGCGGTGAGGTCAAGCACTACAACGGTTTCGGGCATCCACGGTTCCGCTCGAAGTTCCGCGATGGAAACCTGGCGACCGGGTTCACTGCGCTGGAAACCAACGACGTGACGAAGAAGATCGTCCTACCAGGATCCGCCGACGGCAAGATCGGCATCCCGAAGAATGTTCAGGTCTACGTCCTGTACCGCCATTTCGACGAGGGGGCAGGTCGGATCTGGGTGTCGCTGAGGCCGGGACTCGCCGAGCTGAAGTCTCACGGCGGCATCATCGACGGCGAATTGTCCTACGCGGAGCTGGTCGTGCATCACACCGCCGATGCGAACGGCGACGTGTTCGAAGAGGTCACCGACGGTGGTAGCTGACCATGGCCGCGATCCCTGATAACGCTCCCAAGCCGAAGGACCGCGCCAGGAAGAAGTCCCCCGACGCGCGTAAGGCCGAGGTGGACGGGTTCATCGACATCGAGCAGTGCGGTGTCCCGCTTCACATCCCCCTCGGGGAGAACGTCCCCCTGGAGGCCTACCTGGCCTTCAAGGACGACGACGAGATGCTCGGCACAAAGCATCTCCTCGGCGAGGAGCAGTGGGCGGCGTTCCTCGCGGCGAAGCCGACCGTCGGTGACTTCGCCGAGATCGGCAGGAAACTCACCGACCTACTGGGAAACTAGCCGGCCTCTTCGACCTGCTCGATGAGCACGCCGACGAGATTGAGGCCGACCTCACCAGGTTCTACCGCGTCGACTTGTGCGACTTCTACCGCGGCCGGATCTCGGCCCGCCGGCTGGGCGTGCTCATCCGGCACCTACCCAGGGACTCGGCGCTGGTGACCGCCAGAAACGGCGGGCAGCCGATGTGGTCGACCATCGAGCACCTCCTCGCCGACATTTGGGCGTTGCTGGTTCGCGCCCACGCCGAGAAGGGTTCGCTGCCCGACGATTTCGACCATCCGGTGCGCGCCGAAATGACGGCGCAGGCGAAATCCGCCGCGAAGTCGGCGCTGAAATCGCTTTTCCTGCAACGCAAACGACGACTACAGAAGGGGTGATCGAGTGACGACAATCGGTTACGCCACGTTGCAGATCATTCCCTCCCTCAAGGGCGTCACGGATGCGATCGAAAAGCAGGTCGACGGCAAGGTCGTCAACGTCGAGATCGCGCCGAAGGTCGACGAGCGCGCCGCCGAACAGGCGGGCACGAAGACCCGCGAAACGGTCGAGAAGCAGACCCGCGAGGTCAAGGTCGAGCCGAAGGTCG